CCAACGGCACTGACTCTTGGTATTGTTATCATCGCGGCATTGGAGAAACAAAAACTGTATTTTTAGAAAGCTCATTACAGGCATACACACGACCAGACTGGGGCGATACAGCACCGACGAGCAGCGCATTCACGGTGAACGGCATAACAAATAGTAACGGGTATGATTACGTTGCATACATATTTGGGCACAACAATAATGATGGTGACTATGGAGAAAGTGCAGATCAGGATATAATTAAGTGTGGGAGTTATACTGGTAATTCTGCTGGCGATCCAAACACAGATCAAGCATTAACGTTTGGTTTTGAACCATCTTTTATAATGATCAAGAAATCTAGTGGTACAGCGAATTGGATCGTTATGGACAACATGAGAGCCGTGACTATAGATGGAAACCCTGACGATTCTTTAGCATGGAATACCTCTGCGGCAGAACAAACGGATGAGATAGGTCATTTTACTTCAACAGGTTTTACCCTAACTGGGGCCAACGCTAATAATAACGGTGACACCTACATCTACATAACAATCCGCCGTGGTCCAATGGCTACACCAGAATCAGCATCTAGTTGTTTTGCTATCGATACGAAGACCAGCAGTGAATCTACAGCGCCTTTGCTTGATTCAAGTTTTGCGGCGGATTTTGCTTGGTGGAGGCCACCTGTAACTTCTGGAAGTTCATTTAGAGTAGGGTCTAGGCTTCAAGGTCCAAAAGAGTTTTCTGCAAACTCATCTTATCGAGAGGATAATAACCAGTATGTGACGTGGGATCATCAAAATGGTCTTGGTACAACAGGATTAGTTTCTAATGATGGTTACGGTTGGCTGTGGGCACGCGCTCCCGGCTATTTTGATGTAGTAGGTTCTTATTCGGGTACTGGGTCAACTAACAATATAAGTCACAATTTGGGTGTTGCACCGGAAATGATTTGGGTAAAGCGTAAAGATGTTGGCGCTGACTGGTCAGTCTATCACAAGGATGTTTATGGAGCAGGTGGAGTTGATGGTGTTCTTAAAATAAACAGCAGTTCAGCACAAGAGGATTTAGGTATTTTTGAAACACCTTCTAGCACACACTTTACAGTAAAGACTTCTTATAACACAGTAAATAATTCAAATGGGATTTACACGGCCTATCTTTTTGCTACAGCCACAGGTGTAAGTAAGGTAGGAAGTTACACAGGTAATGGCGGTAGTTCCGTTCAAAATATTGACTGTGGATTTAGTAATTCTGCTAAACTTGTTTTAATTAAATGTGCAACCGCTTCCGGGGATTGGATGGTCTTTGATACATCCCGTGGACTAGTTGTGGGTAATGATGCTGAGTTACATTTTAATGATACTGATACACAAGTGTCATCGACAGATCAGATAGACCCTCTTTCATCAGGTTTTAGCATCCCCACTTCAGCAGACGTACATATGAACAAAAATGGTGAAACATTTATTTTCTATGCGGTAGCAGCATAACAAAAAACTACACAGGAGATTTTTAAAAATGGTCGAGTATAGGAATCGTACAACAGGTGAGGTAAAAACTCAGTCTGAGTTGAAAGCTGCGCATCCTAATATGTCTCTCCCGCGTGTATGGAATAGTAGTGTTTTTGATGCACTCAACATTGATCCTGTTTTTCAATCGCCTAGCGCTACTACAACAGCATATCAGGTATCTGTACGAAATGGTGTAGAGCAAGATTCAAATGGGAATTGGGTTGAGAAGTATATTGCTCGTGACATGTTTTTTGACGACGCAGAGCTTGGCACAAAAGCTGAACAAGAGGCCGCATATAAGGCAACCCTTGACGCAGAGGCAGCCGCCAGACATCGCATCTCAAGAAACAAGCTGCTTGATGATACAGACTGGACGCAAATGAATGACAGTCCTCTGACAAATGACAAAAAAACTGAATGGGCAGTCTACAGGTCCGAGCTCAGAAACCTGCCAGATCAAGACGCTTGGCCCAACTTGGCAGACGAAGACTGGCCCATTAAACCTTGAGGTAGAGTCATGGCTAAATTTGCAGATAGAGTCAAAGTGTCAACAGCAACAACTGGGACGGGCACTATTACGCTTGGTGCGGCTGAAACAGGCTTTGCTGCTGTTCCTTCGAGCCTCAACGGCGAGACTGTTCGCTTTGCCATAGTTGATGGCAGCGCATACGAAATATCAAGCGGAACATACACACACTCTGGCACAACGCTAACGCGCACTCTAGGCAGTTCCTCTACTGGCGCTTTGCTCGATTTGTCAGGCAGTGCCAAAGTGTTCCTGACGCCTGCTACTGCAGATTTACAAGAGCTTGTTGACTTTGCTGACACCTTCACTCTGCCGACGTCTGATGGCACAAATGGCCAAGTATTATCAACTGCTGGCAATGGCGAGCTATCATTTGTCGATCAAGCAAGCGGTGGCGGCGTGTCCAACCAAGGCACACTCACAAAAACTTTTGTACAAAATGAAGAAGCTACAATCACCCTTAGTAGTGCAGTAAGTCCTGTGCCAATGGTCAGTGTTTTTAAAGAAGTGCCACAGGTTGGCGTTTCTTCAAAAGGTAATTGGGATGTAAACAGCACTGGTTCCAACTATGATTTGCTGGATGAGTCAGGTAATTATTCTGGCGTTTCACTCACGCCTTCAAATGCTTCAGCAGACGGCACATTTACGCTATCGTCTGGATCTTTTGCGGCGAGCGATGTGGGCAAAACTGTTGCGGGGAATGGTGGCAGCGCAATCATCACATCAACAGGGGGTGCCTACGACCTTCAGACTAATTTTACTAACACGAATGTCATAGCGTCAGGGTCTTGGACACTGAGGGGAGTGGTCGCAAATTCAGATGGGTCTGGTTTGAGTATTTCAGGAACAGGGTCTTCTATTCCGACTGCACAATATTTTCCTTCTGTAAGTAACGCTGGTGGTCAAATAGATTCTCAGTATTGGAGCGATATAAATTCCATGACGGCTGACGAAACTCTAGGCAATGGTACGGCGCATTACGCTGTTTCAACGGACGGAAGAACAACTTGGTTGATCAACAAAGGCACTGAGGGTGTTCGCAAAATTGCCAAAAATAATTCGGGCACATGGCAATACAACAACGACCAAGGTACTCTTACAAGCTCAGGATATGACCTATCTAGCGCGTCTTACTCGACGATATCTGGTTTATTGAATCAAAGTGAAGGTTATCAGTACCTTCACTTCAAGCCAGATGGTACGAAGGTCTGGGTTGGTGGGCAACAACAAAAAACTATTTACGAATACGATTTATCCACCGCATTTGATCTAAGCACTTTATCGTATGGGAGATCTTTTTCTTTTAGCACAACGAACGCGCCCAGAGGGCTATTTCTAAAATCCGATGGAAGCAAAGCTTACATTGTAAATATAAGTGGGGGAACATTGTACCAGTTAGACCTTTCGACTAATTGGGATATTTCAAGTGCTTCTTACAACAGTGTAACTATGACTTTGGGTCATTCCCCTGAAGACTTGTATATGAAATCTGATGGCACAAAACTTTACAGTGTAGATGGGTCGGGGGGATTGAAACAATTTACTATGTCCTCTGCGTGGGATTTATCTTCTGCGACGCTTAACGCCACTGTAACAGTTCCGACTGTGTCACTTGCCTCACGAGGCCTCTATTTTAATTCAGACGGGACTAAATTTTTTGTAGCACATTGGGCGCCCAGCAAAGGCGTTAGTAGTTTTACATTAAGTTCTGCTTGGGATTTAACCTCAACAATTACGTATGTCAGAACTTATGTGACTACTATGTCAGGTGGCGGTGCGGTTACTTACTTTCCAGCCGGAGTCAATTTTAACTCTACGGGTACGAAGATGTACATTATTCTGTCTGAGAATACTGGCACGTCTCCTGCCAGACGAATACTAGAATACAACACAGGTTCTAGCTCTTACGCGTACAGCACCTCAGAAACTTGGGCCAATGCAACCACAAATAATGAGTTGTCTTGCTTGCAGCAGGCGCTGAGTTCCCAAGCGGTCAATCGAATGGACAAAACGCAATTAGACTCAATTCCTGATGCCAACCATTTTACAACGAGCAACACTTTAGACCTGATGATTGGATTGCAGATACCAAGCGGAACGACTGTTCCAAAGTCTGATGGTGTGTCAATAAATTACGATGCTGCTACACTTGTTAAACAGGCTGTGACTGGGACGGATTACGATGCTGAGTTTCCATCAAATACGTCCGTAAAAATTAAATCACTTGCCGCCCAGAATCTCAAAATAAGGATTATTTGATGATCGGTTTTGGGCCAGTTGGTGGCGCACCACTAGCAGACGATCAAACAAGCGGAGCTGCAACAAACAACGCTTTAACTGCAGGCGTTGGGTCATTTGTAATCACAGCGCAGAATAACAACTTCTCGGACTCAGCTGTATATGACACCAGAATAACTGAAAGCGGCGATACGCGCATCACAGAGGCATCAAACGCTAGGATGCTGGAGGCGCAGAACATAAGTGCAGGCGCTGCAAGCTATACTTTAACAGGTCAGGATGTTGCTCTTAGGCCGTCCGTAAATTTAGCTGGTGATGCTGTTTCGTTCACATTTACCGGCCAGGACGCCGATTTCACTTATGTCGATCTGGATGGTCCGCGAATAACAGAAAGCGGTGATAGTAGGATAACTGAAAGCGGTGATGCGCGTGTAACGGAAGGATTTTCTGGCGCTTCGCTGACCGCAGAAAATGCATCTTATGCTCTTTCTGGTCAAGCAGCAAACTTTACGCTTAATGCAGGAGCCGCACAAGCAAGTTACAGTCTGTCAGGACAGGACGCAGCATTTATAAGAAGCGCTAGACTTGCTATTAATGCAGGCATTTTTAATGTAACAGGTCAGAGTGTTACAATTTCCTCAAGCGCTTTTGCTGCGCTTTCTTTTGTGGCTGGTGCACCCGTTCTCGGCACGCCAAGCTTAACACAGATTAGTGATCTGGTCGCTAACTCTATTGTGTCTGGAAGTCCAAATTTAGGAAGTCCAGTATCAAATGAAATTCACAATTTAACGCCTTCCAGTATTTTGACGGGCGCGCCTGACCTTGGTGCTCCACAAGCTACGCAGGTGCATGACCTGGTACCAAATAATATTTTGACGGGCGTTATTTTGCTCGACGGTTTTGTGCGCCCGATTTGGCTGGATCAAGAGGTGGCTGATGAAATTTGGACAGATCAAACCAACAGCGCTGAAACTTGGTCTGACGCTGCCTGATATGTTAAAAAAACCTAAAGGAGAAAAAAATGGCGATAAGTCTGACGTTGCCCGTTGTCGGAAGTAGTACTGACACTTGGGGTACTACAATAAATACTGGACTTACTTCGATACAATCCACTTTGAACGGAAGTGGTACAGGCAAGGTGACTATTGAGCCAGACCTTTCTCAAGGCTCTTGGAAGATTGCAGGCGTAGTAGTTACAGCAGACGCTAGTGAACTAAATCGCTTGGATGGTGTAACTACTACGCCTGCAGAGTTTAATGCTTTGTCAGGCATTCCTTCAACTTTAACGTCAACAGAACTTGGCTATGTTGATGGTGTCACTGGCTCTATTCAAACTCAAATTGACGCAAAAGCTGGTTTGGCTGGCGCAGCTTTTACAGGCGCGGTTACTTTTGGTGATGTTGTAGATGTTGACGCTGCGCTTACTACTAACTCTTTAGCGATCGACAATGGCTCCAACGACTTTTCTATTGAAATCAGCGGCGGCAAATTGCTTTTTAAATACGGGACTACAAAAATTGCAGACTTAGATAGCAGTGGTAATTTGCAGGTTGCTGGAAATATAAGTGCGTTCGTAGCAGCGCCAAGTCTAGGTTAAGCGATGGCCCTTCAAGCATCTGGCACAATAAGCTTAGACGACCTTCACGTAGAAGCGGGTGGCGTAACACAAACTACGTGCTCGCTCAATGACACTGATATTACAAATTTAGTGTATCCAATTAGCCCAATGCAAGGCTACCAGTTTGATGATTATTATGGAAAGGCGCGATATTTAGATGCTTACAATTATCAAGGCGGTAGTTCAAGCGCGACAACAACTGATTTTACGATCTCTGCAGGAGCAACCTACACAACAAGTTCACGCACAATAATTACAGGCTTCGTCAATTCGAACAATACAGAAAACATTGATTTTATTGCTTACACGACAGCAAATACCAATACGAGATTTAAGATTGATTTAATTCGTGCCTCAGATTTTCCATATGTAAAAAGCGGAGACAATGGAACCGCTAATAAAATGTTTAAAACTAGCGCTCTAAGTGGTTCAAACACAATTATTTTTGAAGGCACTACGGGAAGCGCTGGATACCCTTGGGGGTCGACCGCAACACTATGGCCCATTAGAATTATAGCGGATTCTGGTGTAGTTATGACTTCTAATGATGCAGCGCGTGAATGGCAGTTCAAAGCAAGCAATACCTATACAAATGTAAACACTCATCATTTTGCTCTCGCCTTCGACCAAGGAGTGCAAGCATGACTTTATTGCCCATTGAGCTTCCTGCCGGTATGTTTCGCAACGGCACAGATTACGAGCAAAAAGGTCGTTGGACAGATGGAAACTTGGTGCGCTGGCTTGGCAATTCTTTGCGCCCTGTTAAGGGTTGGGAAAAACGTGTTGACGATTTTAGCACTTATAAAATTCGCGGCCTGCATGCTTGGGAAGACTTAACAAACACAACATTTCTGGCCGGTGGCAGCTATGCTGAGCTAATCGCGATGAGTGGTGCCAACATTGTGTATGATATTACGCCAGCCAATTTAACCGCAGGTTTAGAAACGGCTGATTTTAACACTGGATACGGGCAAGGACGCTATGGCGTTGGAAATTACGGATCAGCTAACTTGGTTGCGGGTGTGCGCTCTGAAGCAACAACTTGGAGCCTACAAAATTTTGGTGAGACGCTAATCGCTTGCTCGTCTGCGGATGGCAAAATTTACGAGTGGAGCACAAATCCCACTACTTACACAGCCGGCTCTGAGTTAGTATCAAACGGCGATTTTTCAGGCAGCTTTCCATGGGTTACTGGCGCTGGCTGGTCAATTAACACAAGTCTTGGTCAGGCTCTTTGGACTGGAACGACTGCGACTGACCTTGAACAATCTGTTATAACTACAAATGGGACAAAATATCAATTTTCAGTTGTGCTAATTGATCCTGACGCAGACGCCAATGCAAGCACGATACCTTCCGCAAAGGTTAGAATTACAAGTGTCAACAACGGAACTGTGTTAATTAACAAGACTTTACAGGTTGATGCTAATGCTTTTAGATTTACTGCTAATGATAGTCAGGTTAAAATTGAGATATACGCATCAACAAATAGTGAGCCAAATTTTAGAATCGACAATGTAAGTCTTAAAGCTGCTGTAGATGCTTCTATCCTCACAAATGCTCCAATTAACAATAAAGGCGTCATTGTCACAGAAGAGCGTTTTATTTTTGCTCTGGGAAGTACTGGCAATCCTCGCAAAATTAGTTGGTGCGACCGTGAAAATAAAAACGATTGGACTGCGGCTGCAACCAATGAAGCCGGGGATATTGAGCTGTCGACCTCGGGTCAAATTATGCAGGCAATCAGAACGCGCGGCCAACTTCTCATTATTACTGACCTAGACGCTCATACAGCGCGATATTTGGGGCCACCATATGTCTATGGATTTGAACGGGTCGCAACAGGCTGTGGAGCAGTCTCAAGGCTATCTGCGGTTGATACCGACATGGGTGCCTACTGGATGGGCCAGAACGGTTTTTTTAGTTTCACTGGCAACACAGTTCAAGAAGTGCCCTGTGACGTACATGATTATGTATTCTCAACGTTTAATCGAACACAGCAATCTCTTGTTTGGGGCTTCCACAACATTGAGCACAAAGAGATTTGGTGGTTCTATCCGTCCGACACATCAAATGAGGTTAACCGCTACGTCGCTCTGAATTACCTCGGTAATTACTGGTTTACAGGAAATCTAACACGCACAGCTGGCGTACCTCGAGGCATTTTTGTGCACCCTTTACTCTTGGATGATAATAAAGATGTCTTTGAGCACGAAAGTGGATTTAATTATGACAGTGGAAATGTTTTCTGCGAAACTGGACCAGTAGAGCTTGGCACTGGTGAGCAAATCTTAAACGTTTTGCAAGTTGTGCCAGACGAAAGCTCACAGGGAGATGTGCAGCTAAAATTTAAAAGCAGATTCGCGCCTAATACCACTGAAACAACACATGGACCTTTTACTATTGGGAGCAGAGCATCAAATCCAACGGTAGGTCGTATTGACGCGCGATTTAGTGGTCGTCAGTTTAAAATGCGCGTGGAGGCTGCTACAAACGCAGATTGGCGCGTAGGCACAATGCGCGTTGATGCGCTCCCAGCAGGTAAGCGATAAAATGCCAGCACCAATTTTGCCGCGCATTGGGCCAGATTTAAGTCAGTGGGGTCGGCAGTTAAACGCCTACTTGCAGACAAATCTTGGAAAGCTTTATTTTAAGACAGATGACGATAACCCCTCTGAAGACGGAATTTTGCTGTGGGATCGTACAAAAAAATACGTTGTCGTTAGCCTCGACAACGCTTTTCGACAAGTCGCAACGCGCCAAGCAACGCCGTCTGCAAGCACAGGCAGCGCTCGTGACGTTGCTGGCATGGTGGCTTGGGATACGAATTACATTTATATCTGCACTGCAAATTATGATGGGACAACAGCAATATGGAAGCGAGTACAGCTCACAACATGGTAGAGATAGAGTTACATCGCTGCAGGTCTTGGATTGAGGCTGCATTAGGGTATTCTGGGCACACTCATAATTTTGAGGACATCGTGCTCGGAGTTAAGTCAGGTACAATGCAGCTCTGGCCTGCCTCTCATTCGTGCCTTGTAACAGAAATTGTGATATATCCTAGAAAAAAGCTGCTTAACATATTTTTGGCAGGCGGCGAATTAAAAGAGTTAATGTCAATGCAGTTAGACGTAGAAAAGTGGGCAATTAGAGAAGGCTGTGATGGCGGCATGATCTCAGGGCGTCGCGGTTGGGAAAGGCCATTAAAAAATTTAGGCTGGAAGTTTCAGCACGTCTATTACACTAAGGAGATTAAAAATTGAGTGGTGGGTCTACAAGAAGCGAAAAGAATCTCCCGAAATTTTTTGAACAAGACATGCAGCAAGGTCTTGATTTTGGCCAGAATGTTGCTGCGACGGGCTTCGTGCCTTATTACGGTCCAGATGTCGCTGCGCTCGCGCCACAAACACAGGCAGCATTTGATACGACTAACATGATGTCAAATGCATTCAACATGCCTTCCGCAGATATTTCAAGCTACCTTCCACAAACTCAGACTTTTGCTGACGGCACAAAGGGTTACAGCAGTGCGCCACTATTTGAACAATCAATGGACACGTTAGCTCAAAAAAGACCTGGCCAAGCGAGTTACATAGATAGCTTTTTTATAGATCCAGTAACTGGAGAGCCAGGCAGCAATGTCGCGTCAATGCAGCCGGTGAATTACGAAATGACGGCAAAAAGAGGTAAGTGAGATGGCTGGAGGTGCAAATCCAAGCGCAGTAACAACTGCCAATACGAATCCTTTCGCAGCAGCGGCTCAAGCTCAAGGCGCTGCGATGAATCGAGTTGGTCAAGGTTTAACTGGAACAGCAGCTTCTGGCATTCAAAATTACACAAATCCTTACGAAAACGCAGTAGTTCAATCAACGCTGCGCGATGTTGGAAATCAAGCGCAAATGGGCATGAACATGCTTGATGCGCAAGCTGATCAAGCTAATGCTTTTGGCGGCAGCCGTCACGGCATAGCCATGGCTGAGCTCGGGAAAAGCTACAATCAACAAGCTTTAGATCAAGCAGCAAAGTTGCGCCAAGCAGGATTTAATACGGCGTTAGGAGCTGCTCAAAATGATCTGTCTACTCAACTCGGCGCAGCTTCCACATTAGCCAATATGGGCCAGCAAGCATTTAATTATGGTCAATCAATTCAACAGCAGCAATCAACTGACGGCGCTCTGCTGACTAGCCTTAATCAAGCTTTGATTGATGCGGCAAAAGGCCAATATGGAGGTTTTACGGAATCGCCCACAAACGCGCTGAACCAACTAATAAGCACTCTGGTTGGAGCGCCTGGCAGCGCAGGTCAGCTTGCGGGAGAAACAAAATCGTCTAAACCAGGATTGTTTAGTTATCTCCAAGTTCTTTCGGGTATGGCATGAAATTTGATGAATTTCTGAAATTCATTCGGTTGGGCGAAAATCCACGCGGCAGTTACGACACGCTGTTTAATAATTCTCAAATGCCGGGCAAGCCGTTTGAAGGTACAAACGTCAGTCAAATGACGTTGGATGAGTTGTACAAGTTCAGCGACCCATCAGGAGCATATGGCCAATATGTAAAGCGTTTAAACCCCAAAAAAGAAGTAGCAACGCCAATGGGTTTTTTCCAAATTGTTGGCAGAACCCTGCGTGATTTTGCAAAAAGATTAAATTTGCCTGGCGATACTGTTTTTTCAAAAGACATTCAAGACAAGTTAGGTCGCGCGATCTATGAAAGCCAAGGCCAAGCAGCTTTTCCTGGCGCAGTCAAAGCTATGAATAAAGCGAGCGCAACAAACCAAGGTCCAAAGCCGCTGACAGCGCCAGGATTGTTCAATTTTATGGAGGCAAATAAAATGCAGCCTAATAATCAAACACAAGCTAGAGGCGGTTTGTTGCAGAGCATTTTTGGTGGTGGTGCCCCACGCACTCTCGAAGATGAGCAAGCAAGACTTAGGCGTCTGCAGTTTGCGCAAAGTTTAAACGCGCTGATCATGCCAGAGCTTCGGATGGACATGCAGAACCAAATCGACTCGCAGAGAGATATAGTCAACAGAAATAGGTCAATTTCGCTTTTAAGACAACGCGCTGCAACTGGCGATAGACTGGCGCAAGCTGCACTTAGCGGTCTGGAGGGCGGTGCAGATATTGGTACAGTGATGGGTGCTTATTTTAAATCTGCGATGGCAGGACAAGATACATCAAAACTCAACTCTGAAATGAGTGGCATGCGAAAAGAATTTACAGGGCTTAATACTGTAAAGGAATTTCAATCTCAAATTACGTCTTTAGGGCGCGTTATTGCGTCTGCTGAGAACCCAA